ATGGAAAGCCCAAGCGCAGAAAGATCCCGACGTGGTCGGGTCGACGGTCACGCCCGAAGCCTTCCAGCAAGCGGTGGAGAAAGGTCAGCAAGCGCTCAAGAAATACGGCTCGCCAGAACTCGAAGGACTGCTCGTCGATTCCGGATTTGCCTTTCATCCCAAGGTCATGGGATTTCTGGCAAAGATCGGCAAAGCGATGGGCGAGAGCTCAATGGCGACCAACGGCGCTCCATCGAATGCTGGACCCGCGCCCGGCAGCACAGAATACCAAGTAGAAAAACTCTACGGGAAACAGCCGTAACTCTATGTAACCACTGAGTCTTAAGCACTCCCCTTTCTAACGTCGTGAGACGTCAGGAGTCAGAACATGGCAACGATTGGCGCTACGGTGCCAACCCTCGTCGATGTGGCGAAGCGGTTGGACCCCGATGGCAAGATCCCGGTGATCGCGGAACTCTTGTCCATCACGAACGAAATCCTGCTCGACATGCCCTTTATCGAGGGCAACCTCCCCACCGGTAACCGCACCACCGTCCGCACCGGTCTTCCCTCAGTCGGCTGGCGTCTGCTCAACAACGGCGTCACACCGGGCAAGTCGCTCACCGCGCAGATCGATGAGCAATGCGGCCTTCTGGAAGCGTGGTCCGAAGTGGACTGCGCCGTCGCAAAGCTCAACGGTAACGAGGGCGCCTTCCGTCTGAGTGAGGCGAAAGCCCAGCTCGAGGCGATGAATCAGGAAATGGCTTCGGTGCTATTCTACGGCAACGCAGGACTTAATCCTGAGAAGTTCACCGGGTTCTCCCCGCGCTACTCCAGTCTGTCCGGTGGCAACTCGCAGAACATTATCGACTGCGGCGGCACGGGCACCGACAACACCAGCATTTGGCTCGTCGTGTGGGGCGACAACACCGTGTTCGGGATGTTCCCCAAGGGCTCGACAGCCGGGCTCCAACACAAGGACCTGGGCGAGCAGGTGGTTCAGACGGCGGCCGGTATCGGCACGGGCCGTATGCTCGCGTACGAAGATCAGTACGTGTGGACCAACGGCCTGGCCATTCGGGATTGGAGGTACGTCGTTCGGGCGTGCAACATCGACGTGTCGAACCTCGTGGCCGAGTCATCGAACGCGGATCTCCAGAACAAGATGATCCGCATGATCCACCGCATCCCGACGCTCGCCATGGGACGCGCGGCCTTCTACATGAACCGCACCGTGTTTGAGATGCTGGACATTCAGCGTCGTGAGGATGTGCGCACCGGTGGGCAGTTGAACTACACGGTCGTAGACGGCCAGTCGACGCCGACGTTTCGGCAGATCCCCATTCGTCGGAGCGATTCACTGCTCTTGACTGAATCCCGCGTCGTCTAACCCAACTTCCAGAGGACAATCACCATGTATGAAGATGCACAGACGCAACTCTGGAGCGCGGCGGCTTTGACCGTGACCGCGGTCTCGACGAATGCGTACGACCTCGGCGCCGTCCCAACGGGCGGATCGGCCAACGGTGTCATTCGAGATATTGGAACGGGTGAACCGCTTTGCATTGCGATCTCCGTTGGTGTGGCGGCCGACTTCACGACCGGGAACGAGACGTACGAGTTCGACCTCATTACCGCGACCGCCAACGATCTCACCACGGGACAGCTCATCATCTATCAGGCCGCGATCCTGACGCCGGCACTCACGGCCGGAAAGCTGGCGATTCTGCCCATCCCGCCACGGCTCTTCAACGCGGCCGCGCAGCGGTTCATGGGTCTTAAGTACGTCGGTGGTGGCACCACGCCGACGATTACGGTCACCGCGTGGATCACCATGCAAAGCATGATCGACAGCGTCTACTACTACCCGTCGCTGTTTGTCGTGAACTAACCAGAACTAACCCTTGGGTGGCGAGCGTGCTTGGTCAGGCGCTCGCCAGTCTTTCCTCTTTCCGGATTGCTCATCATGGCAAAGAAGCCAGTCAAACTGAAACTCGACCCCGATCCCGTGCGCGTTCGAGCACTCAATCGCGGGTTCTACGGAAGGCTCGAGGAAATCGAACTCCGCGGCATGGACGGCAAGAAGTACAAGGACGTTGGCCGGAACGACGCGATCATCAATGAGGGCGAAGTGTTCGACATGGACACGAGCGACATGAAGCGGCCAGGGGCATACCATCCCGAAAAGCTCAAGGACCTGGAAACGGTCAAGACCGCCAAGGGAGAATTCGTGCTTCCGGAATGGACGACGCTGGTCACGAGACGAGAAAAGGAATTCAGTGCCGATCCGGACGACTTGGTTGCGGTCGGCCACAAGACCGCGTTCCGCCCCAGCGACGCGAACGTTCTCTAACAATCGAGGGCTTGACCAATGGCTGATGCCGTAAGTACCAACGTCATCTATGAAGACAAGAACCGATACGTCGTGTTTCTCACGGGCGTCTCGGACGGCACCGGCGAGTCCATTGTCGTCAAGGTTGACAAGTCGGCCATCGGGACATCGACAGCCGGCATTGAGGCGGTCGCGCTGGACATCGAGCGGGCGCAATGGGTGGTCACCACGTTCGTGAAGGTGACCCTGCTGTGGGATCATGCCTCCGATCGCACGGCGTTGGTCTGTGCTGGGAGCGGAGCAATGGACTTCACGGGCCTTGGCGGGTCTGCTGGCTGGGGGTTCGTTCCTGGCGTGCAGCGCCTCGGCGGGTTGCCTGATCCGGTCATCGCGGATTCCACGGGCGACATCCTGCTCACGAGTTCCGCGACCGCGAACGGCACGTACGCGATTCTGCTGTGGCTCCGGAAGCGAGCCTAGCCCGTGCCGATTCAATTCGTCCCCACGTCGGCGGGTATTTGTAACCAGGCCCTTCGCCATCTCTCGAACTCGAAGACGATCGCGAGCCTCACGGAGAATTCGGAGAACGCGCAAGCCTGCTCAGCGTTCTACGACACGACGCGTGACGAGGTGCTGCGGGAATTCGATTGGCCGTTCGCGAGACGGTACGCAACGCTGGTCCTTGTTGGCGGGACCGCGAGCGTGCCGGTGACGATGGACTGGCAATACAGCTATCGGTTGCCGCTCGATTGCTTGTTCGCGCGTCGGTTACTGCCAGGCACTCGATTGGACGTGACGGAAACCCGGTGGCCGTTCTCGATCGGCGGTGATTCCACGGGCGGGCTGCTCTACACCGACATGCCAGTGCAAGCGGCGACTGCAACGACGCCGCAGTGGCCGCAGCTTGAGTACACGGCTGAACAGACGGACGAATCCAAGTTCCGGTCGGACTTCGCGCAAGCGTTCGCGTGCAAGCTCGCGTTCTATCTCTCGCCAGCGCTGACGCAGGGTGGTGACCAGTTCAAACTCGGGGCCAGAGCCTACCAGATGTATGAACAGTTGCTGGGTCGGGCCCAAGCGAACGCCATGAACGAGCAGCAAACGGACCCGCCGCCAGAATCCGAATTCATCCGGGTTCGATGAGCAATATCGCCGTTCGGAGTTTTGCCGCGGGCGAACTCGCCCCAGCGCTTTACGCGCGCACCGATCTCGCCAAATACGAGGTCGGCTTGCGTGTTTGCCGCAACATGATGGTCATGCGGCAGGGCGGCGCGACCAAGCGTCCAGGCACTGAGTTCGTCGTCGAGGTCAAGCACTCGGCGAATAAGATCCGGCTGGTCCCATTCATTTTCAACGTTTCCGATACGCTCGTCTTAGAGTTCGGGAATCTCTATATCCGGTTTATTCAGAACGGCGGCGTGGTCGTTGACCCCATCGACGATTCGATTCCGTATGAGATTGTCAGTCCATACCTGACGGCAGACCTCCCCGGTCTGCAATTCGTGCAGTCGGCGGACGTGATGACGATCGTCCACCTGAGCTATCCGCCCTACGAACTCGAACGCCACAGCGACACGAGTTGGACGCTGAACCCCATCGTGTTCGGGCCGCTCGGAGCCCCCGTCATTTCAGCGGTCACGGGTGGCGATCCGGCGACGACGTTCAACACGAGCTACGTCGTGACCAGCTTTTCGGCGACCGGCGAAGAGACGCTGGGGAGTGCTCCAGTCACCGTGACGCATCCGCCAACGACGACGAACATTGTCCTCGTCGAAGCGGTCACGCCAGCCGGCGAGACGTGGAACTTGTATCGCCAGGACGGCGACAACGCCGCATTCGGGTTTATCGCGGCCGGCATCGGCGCAACGGTCGAATACGTGGACTTCGGGACAACGGTCCCGGACGTGACGCTTCGCCCGCCAGTCGCCCACGATCTCTTCTCGAGCGCCGGCAACTACCCGAGTGTCGTCGCCTACTACCAACAGCGGTTGCTGTTCGCGAATTCAACGAACGCGCCAGATACGATCTGGGCCTCACGCACCGGGTTCTACCACAACTTCACCACGTCGTTTGTCGTACAGGACGATGATGCAATCACGTTCCGGATGGTGTCGGACGAAATCGACGAGATTCGCCACATCCTGAACTTGGGCCGGTTGGTCGTTCTCACTGAAGGGGCTGAATGGTTGGTCGAGGGCGACGGCAATGGAGTCATGACGCCGAGCGCGATTAACCCACGCATCGGGTCCACCAACGGCGTGTCGAGTATCCGACCCATCAAAGCGGACAACCGGTTGTTGTTTGTGCAGGCGCTCGGCTCAGCGGTGCGTGATCTCAAGAGCGATGTGCAGTTCGGCTACTACTCGATGGTTGGGAACGACATCACGATTTACTCAAGCCACATGGTTGACGGATTTACCGTCACCGACTGGGCGTGGCAGCAGATTCCGCCACATATCGTCTGGGCCGTTCGGTCGGACGGCACGATGCTCGGTCTGACGTACATCCCCGAGCAAGAGATGTTTGCCTGGCATCGACACGACACGTTCGGGTTCTTCGAGAATGCAGTGGTGGTCCCGGAAGGCCGAAGCCATTGGCTCTATGTCGTGGCCAAGCGGCTCATTAATGGCGCGTATCACCGCTACATCGAGCGGATGACGACCTCGAATGTGTTGCCGGTGTTTGCAACGCCAGAGGAGGCCGCGGCTGCCCCTGGTGGCGTTACAACGCCCCC